CATAGACGCTCCCTTTATTGACGCTGGAGACATCGAGATATTTTTCCAGGGCGGCGATGTCTGTTGTTGTAAGCGTGGTCCCGAGCGGGATGCATACCGTGGCGATATCCGCAAGGTTATAGTTTCTCGCGTAGTCGATCAGGTTCTGCCCGAAGCGGATGATCTGGGATGATGTCTTCGGATACTCTGCGAGATAATCGAGGTAGCGGACACCGTTTTCCTTCCGGATCCTGATATGACCGCCGATCCTTTTGATGAGCTTTTCAGAAATACACTCCCATGTAGTCTCCCAGTTGGTATATCGGTACAGGTTTTCTGTGACCGTCACCGTCCCGAGCGTGAACTGCCTGCTTTTGGGTGCCTTGGCATTGTGGTTTCTGATGAGCATTCCAAGCCATCCCTGCACGCTCGCATTGTGGGATTCGGAAGGGAGCTGGACCGTGTCATTTAGGTAGGCGAGCTCGCCCTCACAGTAGACCGTCCGCATGCCGTAGAAGTCCGTGGTCTCCTCTGTTGGCCGCCCGCTCCAAATCTCCACGCCGTCCCTGTAGACGACGATCTCCGAGATCATCCTCCGGATGGAGTCATACAGCGGATGGTCCGGAGGCATCGCAAAAGTAAAAGACCCCGCTGAGTTTTCAGCGAGGTTGAGCACGGGAGTGCTGAGGATGACCTCCAGCCTGAGGTCATATAAGATCTTTCCATCACATTTTGCAGTGTACATTTACAGCACTCCGTTGGTATAGGTTACTTTCATGGTCCCATGCCCGGCGACCGTCAGGGTGTGACGCCCTTCTGTCAGCCGGAGCGCATAGAATCTTGTGTCTGTGTTTTCCGCGAGGTTGTAGGTGTCGCCCCTGTAGGTGATCGTCATCGGTGCCGTTGCCCTGAAAACAGGGACGACCGGCATGGTCTTCACAGTCAGGTTGACGGGCTTCACACCGTCCACCGTGATCTTGGAGTCATAGATCTCTCCGTTGACAAAATCAAAAGGATCCCAGAGCCAGTCCTCACCGTATGGACTCATCTCATACTTGTACGGATCCGCATCGATCAATACGGTCAGGACACTGTGCTGCCTGTCTGATTTCCATTCTGAGACCGATACCCTGCCGATGTAGTAGTAGGATGGGTCATCGTCAAACACGATCCTCATCTTTTTGCCGTGGATCGCCGCCATGATGGTCGAGTACAGGGTCGACCAGTTCCGGACATCCCTGTCGATCATGTAGAATTCACATTCGATCTCACGGTTGGCGTAAACGACTTCACCCATCAGGGCTTCCGTCAAGTCCAGTGAGCCGTTGCCGCCGGGAATGTCGACCGTGTAGGTCTTGGGCGCCGGCGGCTTGTTCTCCTGTCTGTTGACGATATACAGCCCCCAGGAATCCAGCGTGTGGTAATTCCCGAAATGCACGCCGTACAGGTGTCTAATGTTATCAGCCATAATCAGTTACCTCTTGAGCGGCGTGCCGCGATCGTTCCCATCCGGGCATCCATGGCAGGGGCCAGCTGGCCGACCAGTACGCCGCTGTCCATGACCATCTTCATGTTGGCCAGCATCGGCAGGTATTCACGCAGCAGTTCCAGAACTTCCCTGTCGCCATCTCTTCCGCCGAGTTCCTCCGCGATCGCTGCCGCAAAAGGCCGCATGGGCCTGCCAGACAGAGGGACGATTGCCTCAGGGCCCGCCTCACCGACACCAACAATTGAAGCCCCGTCGATGATCGCACCTTCTTTTTTCCAGCTGATTCCGAACTTTGGCGTACTCGGAGGATTGATGGAAAACTTTCCGCTGACGGAGATGTGCGGCAGCTTCAGCTTGGGAAGCGACCAGCTGAAATGGAATTTATTCTTAATCGCGTTGATCGCGCTGCTGACAGCATTTTTCGCCCCATTCATGATGCTGGTGATCTTGGACTTAATGCTGTTGAAAATCGATGTCACCGTAGACCTTGCACTGTTCAGGCCGCTGCTGATCGTGCTCTTGATGCCGTTGATCGCGCCGGAGACGGAAGATTTGGCCGAGTTCCATGCGTTGGAGATCGTACTCTTCACTCCGTTCATGACGCTGGTGACGGTTGACTTGATGGCATTCCAGACACTGGTTACGGTACTCTTGATGCCATTTACAGCGCTGGAGACTGCTGATTTGATGGCATTCCAAACGCTGACGACGGTACTCCTGATGCCGTTCACAACGGATGTGACCGCCGACTTGATGGCATTCCACACGATGGTCACGGTGGATTTGATCTTGTTCACGGCATTTGAGACCGCTGTCTTGATCGAGTTCCAGACGTTGGTCACCGTGGTCTTTATACCGTTCAGGACATTAGAGATCGTGGTCTTGATGGCATTCCAGACACTGGTTACGGTACTCTTGATGCCGTTAACAACATTCGAAATGTTTGTCTTTATGGCGTTCCATGTTTTTGCCGCGAATGCCTTAACTGTATCCCAGTTTTTATACAAGGCAATTCCTGCCGCCACCAGTACGCCAATGACGACCACCGCAATCCCCATCGGACTTATCAGGCCCGTGATAAGAGGGATCAGGCCGCCGGCCGCAGCAGCAAGGCCGCTAACCGTCGTAATGATTCCACTGATCGTTGTCGCCAGTGTCATGACTCCGGAAATTGTCTTGAAGGCCACAAAGCCCGCAGTCAGTCCGGCCAGGACTGGAATAATAATGTCGATATGGTCCGCCAGGAAGTTGAATACAGTGGCCAGGCCGTTAATGACTGGTTCAAGAACCGCAATAGCCGTATCCACTGCGCTCATGCCGTTTTCAAGTCCCAGCAGGTCTGCGATGTATCCGCCTATCTTGGAAAACAGCTTGGAAAACGATGTACCAAGCTTAGAGAGTCCGGGAGAAATTGCATCAATAACCTTCTGGATTCCCTCAAGTGCTTTTGCAAACACATCTGCTGAAGCGCTGAAAGCACTGATTCCCATGTTGGTCAGTGTGTTCTTCAGTTTCTGGAGCTTGAAGCTGGCGGTCTCCGACATCTTGCTGTAAGCATCGCCGACGACATCTGCGGATGTTCCCATCGCTTTGAGATCTTCGGAGAAGGTGTCGGCATTTGCCGCGATTGTCATGGCGGCATTGCCGCCCTCGATCGAGGACCACAGGTCGAGCATGGAGACGCCGGAATCATCCGCATGTTTTTGCAGCATGCCCATGACGTCCGAAAGATCCGCGCCGGAAGCCATCATCTCCGTGAAGGACATCCCGGCATATTTCGTCCCCTGGGCCGCCTCAGACAGGGCCGTGGAGGCCTTTGTCCCAGACTTTGACAGTTCCGCGATAGCTGAACGGAGCTGTGTGGTCGCCTGGGCTGTCGGAGTACCCTGTGCCGTCATGACAGCCAGGGAAGCGCCGACCTGCTCAAAGTTGACGCCGGCTGCCGCCGCGGCAGGCGTTACCTGGGCCAGTGACGCGCCCAGCTCTCCGACAGTCGTGATACCTTTGTTCTGGGTCTGGATCAGGACTCTCTGGACAGCTTCCATATTGGCCTGTGTGGCCGCGACGTCATCCGACATCATGCCGTAGGCGTTCATGGTCTTAGCTGTCGCTGAGAGGGCTGTGTCGATATCTGTAAAGCCGGCTGTCGCCAGCTGTGACGATGCCTTGATCATGCCGCCGAGGTTCCCCATCGGGACAGATGCCGATTCGGCACTGTAAGCGGCATTCATCAGCTCGGAAGCCGCAACACCAGTCTCACTGGAGATCCCCATGATCTCTTTCTGCAGTCCCTGAAACTCTTTCGCGGTCCCGGAAAAAAGTGTCGATGCCTTCGCCGACATCGATTCAAAGTTCATTCCGTTGGAGATGCTGTCGCTGATCGTCTTCCCGACTCCGAGGGCAACGACGGCCTTCTTTGCGAAGTCAGCGATACCGCCTCCAACCTTTGTACCTGCGCTCCTGCCGGCGCTGTCGGCCTCCGGGTCGAGGACCTTCGCGATCGCCCCGGATATGCCGTCTGCAGATGGTACGATCTGCACATATGCCTGTCCTAAATCAGCCATGTTTGTTCCCTCTTATGATGCTGTCACGCCATGCGTCAAACTCTTCCGCTGTGTCAAATCCTTCCAGCTGCTCTTCCTTCCTCTGCGGCTTGGTCATGGCGTCCGTGAGCCGTTTGGCCCGCTTCCGGGCCTTCTTGTCGGCAAAGAGCGCCACCATGGCGTCATAGATCTGTGGCAACACAAATTCCATCGGGAGATATGTCAGTCCTGCTATCTGCATCTTGATGCGTGATTGGTCCCTTAAACCGGATGCGAGCGTTGCCAGCAGCGGCACCGGCAGCGCCCACATATCAAACACATGGTATGTCTCGGCCAGATCGCAGATGAGTGCATCCGGATCGGCCGCAAGCATCACGGCAAGGGCTATCAGTTTTTTGTTTCAGGGTTGGTCCCCAGGACGGTGATGATCTCGGTCAGCTCACCGAGCACCTTCTCAAACAGGACGTGCCCGTCCTCTCCCTGACAGAACTGGACCAGCTTCTCCTCCTGCTCATCGCCAAGGAGCATCTCAGCCATGGCGAAGGCATTCTTCAGGACGTCATCCCCGCCGGCCTGCACCTTTGCCAGGGCCTTGATGAACCGGTAGTCCTCGATCCATGTCCTGTCCACAGAGTACTCAAACCCTGACTTCGTGATACCATTTACGATCATGTGCTCA